GGTCTCAATGTTTATCCTTGCCCTGCTGCTTAACGTGGACCCAAGGACTATTAGATTTCTTGCGCATCGTGTCGGCAGAGTACTCGTCCTGCGACAACATTGCGCTTGAAAAAGGTTTGTTGTCTGCCCACAACGAATTGTCACATAAATGAAAATTTGGGTGATCCGAAGCTTTGTACCAAAACACTTGATCTTCTAGCTTATTGGACTGGACACCGTTACAAATTACTAGGCACTCAAAGTTCTCGGTACACTGGTCCATGAATTGGCAAAACATCTCGAACGTGGGAAACATACCGGCATAATTGTCGTATATACGTCGGCGATTATTCACGATACTCTCGCGCAGAATAAACACGAAATCTACGTTCGTACGCAGATTAGGCGTAATACCTAGTGGATACTGCATAGTAATAATTGTCATCACATCAATGTGTCGACCGTTCATAAAAATGTAGCGCGTAGACTCTTCCTTAATCCATGAAGCATCATACAAACAGTCATCTAGAATTAGGAAAGCACGAGGATCGGTGGACGAGTTTCCGCCTGACCGTTTCTTCTCTTCGTTTCGAGCCGTCTTTACGCCCAGCTGGCGCTTAATGACGTTCATCACAATGGAAGGATTGTACTTGTCATGAATCAGTTTCGATGGAACCATGTGCTGGAAAAACTCGTTCGCAACTTCCGTACCTGAAATCACCGTACCAATAGGGAAACAGTGTTGGGTATTAAAAAGAATATCACGAACCAAGAACGATTTCCCAGTATCTTTCTTTCCAATCACAACTATCATTGGAGATTTGCGAGAATCTATCTCGCATCTGTCTTTCAACATATCAATATTAAACTTCTTGATTTGGAAGTTCATCTACTTGCTTTAGTGCGTGTACTTTTTAGTTTATGTTTGCGACGCCATAATAATATGGTCAAGCGGAAACCATCGGCTGGAAGTGATTTACGAACAAACTCTGTCGCCCTCAGCCTCCAGAGATACGATACAAAATCTTTAAAGGCTCAGCAGTTCTGGGGTTTGAATCATCTCCAGCCATTTTTTCCTCCTATCCAGAAACTTTTTAAAACCGAGGTTCGTGATTCGCCCCAAGAGTTCGGGTTCAAGGTCAATGATAGTATTTCCTCTATTGTGGATGTCGAACACGTTCGGACGGCTAAAGGAACAGTAGCTGAAGTTCACCGAAAGGTCACAATGCTTCTTTCTCCTTTCAAGTGGATGCAGGGAGATTACGGAACGGCTCTAGGTCTTCCCACTACCGAAGAAGATTCGCAGGAAATTCAGAGGAAGATTCAGGATCCAAATAATGCAGCATATGTCGGCGCTCTTCTATCAGTCGTCTTAGCCCAGTCAGGATGCCCACATTTTCCGAAGGTATATGGAGTGTTTACGGGAGTATCGGAAAAGCATACCATAGATATATCCGACGACTACGCCGACCTGTCAGAGCGCTCATGGTTTTCTTCAAACATAGGAAAAACATTTGAGATTAAGTTGACCGATGATGTTCAGCAAGGAGATTTCAAGCATACTCGCGGAGCTCGGGCGAATGTCCTTCTGGGCGAAGACATGGTTCTTGATGACGTCCAGGAACTGGTTGTACAACACGTTGATGCTGAACCTGCTGAAATGAATCCTATGATGCGAGATGGAGAAGAAGATGACGATGATGAGTCTGATTCATCTTCAGTATCTACGTCCTACGTTTTCGGGCTTAAGTCCTGTGATTGCGAATCTGATGAAGACGAAGATGATGATGACGGTGATGATGATGGTGAACCGTTCGCTTGGGCTTCGTTCACAAACGTCCCAGTTCAAGTCACGGTTATGGAGAAGTGTACGGGAACATTTCATGAATTATGCTCCCAGTATCCTGACCCTCATAAGCATCTGGCATGGTTATCACAGGTAATGTTTGCACTAGCGTTTGCTCAGCGCAATTACGGATTCACGCATAACGATTTACATTCCAATAATGTCATGTACATTTCTACGGATCGTGATTACCTGTACTACAATTGCGCGGGATCTTTCTACAAGCTTCCAACATACGGATACTTCATTAAGATTATTGATTTTGAGCGTGGAGTTGGATCAGTGAAAGTACTGGGAATGAAAGAGCCCAAACTGTTTATGAGCGACCATTTCTCGATTGATGAAGAGGCCGGTGGACAGTACAATTTTGAGCCTTGGTACATTCCTAAATATCCAGAAATCAAACCCAACCCTTCATTTGATCTAGTACGTCTAGCTACCTCAATGTTCTGGGACTTGTTTCCAGAAGGTCCTCGGTGCCTCGATTATCGTGATAACCAGGTATTCAAATTCTTCATGAAATGGTTATCTATTGACGACGATAACTCAATCTTATTTGGAAAGAAGGATGATAAGCATGACCGGTATCATGGCTTCTATCTTTACAAGGCGATCACTCGGCTCTGTAAAAATGCAGTTCCACGAACTGAAATTTTATCGTTAAAACCTTACTTTGGTATTGATTCACTGCCTGCAGGAGAAGAGTGTTGTGTCATTGAAGCCTAGATATAGTCTAACTTTACCCACTCTTTATCTTCTTCTTTTTTCCGTAGAACGGTATTGACTAAAAGCAAGAAGATTAGATCTATAAATATGTTTCGTTGTTCAAGAGAGTTCTCTGATGCATATTTATTAAACTCAACAAACACAATCTTGTACTTTTCGGTTATTTCCTTGTACTCCAATGATGTAAACACCGATTTTGGAGTATAATATATTTCATCGAATTTAGCACCGTGTTTTTGAATTTCCAGCATAAATTTCAAATTATCGTTTGCTTGGACGTATGGGCGGAAGAATGTATTGAGAGCTGAAATCACCAAAATACTGATTTGAATACCAGCAACTGTATTCCCGGTAAAAATAGCAGAGTTTGATGAAGATGTTGCTGTCAGGGCAGATAATAACGTAATAGTTAAGTTGAGAGGTGTACCAATATTGCTCCAAAACATATAACTAATATACTTCCGATACCACGAGTTGTATAAGAGTTTGTTAAGTTTTGATTCAACAAACTCCATATTTTCCCTATTTTCTCTTGCCTTCTTCTTCTCTTCTGTTGCATCTATAATTGCTTGTGATTCGGGTACATCCTTGACTCCTATTTCAATACCAGGAGGGATTTCCGGGGAATCTTCAAGCATTTATTTGTGTAGCGAACATCAAAAAGTGGGCTTACCTACGAACATATCCTGAACGTTCGGGACATCCATAGTCTTAACAACATCCGTAACAACATCCGTTGTGGTCGCAAATACCACACCGGCTGAAATAATACCTCCGAAGAGCGAAAGCTTGCCCGCGTCTACCCAGTCAATCGGCTCACCTTTTGACCGGCGCTCAAGAGCGTATACGATAAAGCATACAAGGGCAACTGAAATAGCTGCAATGGGAATCATCATTTATTTTGCGCTCAATCAAAATTTCACATATTTAGAACGAGAGTTTCACCCATTTTACCTTCGATTTCCTTCAGTGGATCATCATCCTGTCCCTCTACTTCAGGAACTACCGCCGGCTTGTCCATATCTTCAAACTCAATTTCCGCAGTCTCGTCTCCCACCTTTAACTCTGACCGACCGTCGTCGCCACTTTCAGACCCATCATCTGACCCCGAATCAGAATCCGACTCCGGCACTTCGTCCTCGAACTTAACCTGAGTGGATGCGGCAGCACCCGCTTTCTTTACCGGCTCCTCTGGGGCATGCTCGACGTGAATAGGTAATGAAACACTCTGCGACGGCTCATCATCATCCTCTGAAAAGTACTTCTTGGCAATCGCCTCCCAAGGTAAGAACGAACGAATGACCTGCTCCATACACTCCGTAACAATCTTCTCAACTTCCTGACGGTTACGCGCCTGCTGCTCTGATGAAACACCGACTGTCTTGAAATAGTAAGCCATCTGCCACATCTTGCGAGCCGAATGCTTGTACAGCTCATGAATGAACTTCGCGAAGCTCGGACGATCAAACTCAATCTTCAGCTGAGACTGGGATCCGCGGTAATGGAGAGACGCAAACGACTTCATGTACGCAATGAAAACACCCATCAGAAGGTCATCCATATACTTACAATTTGTGACCTTAAGTATACGCTCAACTTCCGTAGATAGAGTAGAGTCTGACCACTCTGGGATACGCGTGAGCATATTCTGAAACGTGCGCAGAATCTGGTCAGGCTGACCATTGCGGTCACACAGTTCCTTAGCCGAGTCGTGGATTGACCAGAACCCATCGGCTACGGGGCTGACAAGTAACCCCACAAGGTGTTCGCGCAGATGCTCCTTGGCGAACTCAGTAGACATTTGTTAGATTTATGTACTATAAAACACTCTAAGAAACGCAATTATCAAAAACGGATTTATTTTAATTAATATTAAGTATTTCACACCAAATCAAGACAAGAACAAACACTCAACATGAGCAAGTTCATTATCACTTCCAACATCAATACGGCGGAGGACATCAAGGCGGCTCGCGATGAGCTGTCCAAGATGCTCGCCGAGCTGAAGAAGGGCGGTGACACTGTCAAGGTTGTCGAACCCGTTGCCAATGCTGGCGCGGGTAAGGCAGAGGAGCCTAAGACGCCTGCGAAGGCCAAGCGCTCTCCTGCCAAGAAGGCCGACGCTCCGTCGGCGCCCGTGAAGGGCAAGAAGGTCGCCAAGGTGGCGGCCGGTGAAGAGGAGAAGCCCGCGGTCGCAAAGACTGCGGCGAAGAACACTGATGGTAAGCGTGAGTTCACGTTTACCGCCGGTGCGAGTCACACCAAGATGCTGAAAGAGGCATTTGGTGAGGACAAGAAGGCGTTTGAGAACGCTAAGAAGATGCTGAAGAAGCATGTGGAGGGTCTGTCAGACGAGGAGTTTGACGCGAAGACCAAGGACGAGCACGTCCAAGCTTGGCTTGCGGCCAAGAATACAGCCAAGGTCGTTGAGCCGGTGGTGCCCGAGGTTCTCTCTTACGAGGACCTGAAGGCGCTGACCGGTCTCACGGAGACCGATACGGCTGGAGTCTACTGGCACCCCGAGACGGGTCGCCACGTGACTGGCCCGGCGGCCAGCTCCGAGGAGGGGCTGGACGAGATCAAGGGCTACCTGGTCGGTGAGACCACACACCGCGTCTACAACGACGCAGAGGTGTTCCTCGGCTATGCCGGGGTGGGTAAGTTTGCGGACATGTAATTCAAAAACATAAAAACAACAAAACTCAAAAAAACATAACGGCGAAAGCCAATTTTTCATTTACTTACGCGTCTTACGACGACGAGTCTTGCGTGTCTTACGAGCCTTTTTGCCCCCCTTACGACGACGAGACTTGCCACCAGTAGACTTCGGAACTTCTTCTAGCGCCTGTTCAGCTTTCGCTTCTGCAAGTAATTGGGGAGTGGGAACGCTCAATTTTTTAGCGGTAGAGTATGCCTCAGAATCGTACGGATCTGCTGGACGAACCTGACGCAAAGGAGTAACTGGACCTTTA